GTTCGCAGTAGCAGATGCTAAGTAGTCAGCATTACCACCTTCTTCTTGTAGAACACCGTTTCTCCAGACAAGTATCTTCTCGTCTGTAGTGTGAACGAATGAAATAAGTGTGGTGGCTCCGCTAATCTCGTTATCAACTCTACGGAAGTTTGTAACAGCCTGAGAACGAACAGAGTAAACGCTTATCTTATCTCCGTTAGCCAAAGCTGGAGATACGTTTGTTACTGAGACAGTGTTGTTTGTTGTGCTGTAAGTATACTGAGCCGCCGTACCAGCAGATGTAAGTCCGTGAAGCAGAATACCGTTTCTGTAAACAACAATGTCTGTTGTAGATGGATCAAAAGAATAGTTCACAACTGAGACTGGTGAACCAAGCGTCGATGTTGCTGTGGCACCAGCACCGTTTCCACCTGAGATAGTAACCGTAGGTGGAGATGAGTAGCCAGTTCCAGCAGTGGTCACAGAAACAGAGACAACTTCGTCGCCGTTAGTCCCACCGAGCGTGGCTGTTCCAGCCGCTACTACACCGTTAGGATCGTCGGGCGAACTAAATGTTACCGTCGGTGCCGCTGTATAAGCCGAACCAGGTGCGGACACCGTGACACTTGCTACTGGCCCACCGATTTCAATGTCTTGCCTGTTAAAGAAGAACGGGCCTTCCACGTTACCAACGGATGCACCAGCAGGCCCACGTAGTGATGCCAGAGTTGCGATGGTTGCCCATCCCTCTTCCTCACTATTGTACTGACCAATTCTGTATTGGATACCGCTTTGAGCATCAAGACGCATTTGGACTGGGCCTCGGAACACACCTTCTTCATTGAAGAGTATGCCGAATAGCTCACCTACAGTCTTGTTCCCAAGCTCCGCTGAGTTTACGTAACGGATTAGGTTTTCAAAATCCGTGTGGATGTTCCCGCTATTTACGTAGTTTTGCGGGTGCTGTTGTCTTAATCGTGCCATTTATCCTGTCCTCACTGTGACCGCAAAGCCAATTATTTTTAGAAGTCCCTTACCCTTCGTCGTAAAGCGGAACTGCACCCCTCTGTAGCGATGCTCGAACTTTCGTTCGTACTGTCTACTTAACGGTACATCGGGGAATTTGTCGTCCGCTCCGTCATCTTCGATAAGGAACTGCATGGAAGACATGTATCTTCCACGCTCATCAAAGGCTTCGACCTGAAGTTCACCTTTACCTGTGGCTTGCAGAATAAAGCTGTAACTCTCCTTCATGTCGTTGATTGCGCCTTGCCACAAGATCGGAGTAGTCACGACCATTTCTGGACTGTACTGGACTATATCCTCTACCTTGTTCTGTTCCCAAACACCACCAGGCGTGCCGAGTAGCGTTACACCACCCAACTGTTTACCGCAACGTGTGTTTAGAAAATCTCCACTAGACCATTTACTCTCACCACCCGCCATAGGGTTTAGCGTCAATGTTAAACGCTTAGATAAGAAATCGGACACTGGGAAGAATACATGGTACTGACCTTCATCTTGGTCAAAGTATGCTGTGATTGTTTCGGAATCATCAACACTCTTAACATACTCTCTGTAAAGCAGATCAATCTTGTTTGACATAGGGATGGTAAAGATTGTGACACCGTTTGTTTCCGATCGGCGAAGGGAGTGAACACCATCACGAGAACAAAACAGAAGGTCAGCACCAGCCTGACAGATTGTGTTGTGTGATATAGTACCAATTTTAATGTTGGCCTTATCGTCAATCTGCCAAAGGGTGTAGTCTGGGTGAAGCTGATAAACTAACGTCTGGTCAAATGTAAACACAGCTAGACGCGAGTTCTCAAAAACCCCCAGTCCGCGTATCTCATCCGCTGTACCAATGACGTTAGCAACGTCAATGTCGGATGCTTGCGTGACTTGTGCCGCCGCTGGGTCTTCATCAAGTGTAAAGACTTCTTCGCGGTCAACTCTACTAAAATCAATAATTGTTCGTCGGCCTGGCTGTCCTGCTGTAGCAAGACGACGCTGAACTGCGACGGCGTAGGCAGGCCGTGGGTCAGAACCACTTTCTATCTGCTCGAACTTAAACCCATCGTATGAGTACATG